CACAGTCCGATCACTCCGACCAGAGCCGTTCGTTGACAAAGAAGACACAAACCAAGCCCTTAGAGACCTTGTCGCTAAGCGCAAAGTCTTCCAACCTGAAGAAGACGTCTTCCTCTGGAGCTGCTACGGCTTCCTCGAGACGAGCGACCTCTTCAAAGGAAGGCCCAGACGCGGAGGCAAACCCCAAGAAGGTAGGGACCTCCCCCTCTGGGAGCTCATTGACGCTGACCCCGAACTTGCAAGTGCCTGGGCTGGACAACTTTCAGAGTTTACAGCATCATGCAGGCGTGAAGGCGGAAATCCTCAAGCAGGTGAAGAGCTTGAACGAACAGCTAAAGCCTTATGGATTCCTCCTAAGGGCCAACCAACTGAGCAAGAAAGACTTGGATTCTACCTTGCAAGAGCCGCAAAGACCCGGTTCACTGGACAACCAAGCGACGCTGGCAGCTCTGCCACCCTCGTAGAAAAGTTCCCTGACCGGCCCTTCTGCACTCGATATGCCGCAGCCTTGCGAACGATTTTTGCTCGCCGGAACTTGCCCGTTGTTCCGAAATTCGGTCAAGTCCTTAACCCGGACTACACCGTAAGAAGAGACCTCTTCGAACGCGCACTTAGCCAGTGCAACCAAAGCAGCATGCCTGGATACCCTCTCAGCTATTTTGCTCAGACGGTAGCAGTGTGTCCTCCTGACCTCATCTATCAAGGCGTTAATTGCCTCATCCAGAAATGGATTGATCCCTCTATAGTAGAGGCATTGACAGATATCCCAGGACGACGTGCGAAAGCAGCTTATCTTTTTATGAAAGGATTTACCCACCCTTCAACAGCTTTTGTCAAGGGTGAGCCTACAAAGAAGGATAAGATTGCACGCAATATCTTTGGAGTCAGTATCTGCATGAACGTTATTGGCAGGATCCTCTTTGGGGACTACCTTAACGGTGTCGTGGAAACCTGGGGAACTTGCGAACATAAAGTTGGATTAGATTTCAACACCACTGACGGTCTACAAACCCTCAATGGCTTCGTCAAGAAGATGTTCGATGAGAACCCTAATGTCCCATTTGTATCAGACGATGTACAAGGATGGGAGTACATGGATCGTGGATGGATGCATGTAACATGGCACAAAACTTTCCTCATGCTTGCAACTGAGAATAGCACGGGAAAAGCGTTGGACCCAACAATCACCAAGCTGTACAAAGGATACTGTCTTGCTGAGCTGTATGCACCAACGATGTTCTCAGATGGACGTCTACTCATCGACCCGTTTTATTTCTGTAAATCCGGTCGTTTGACTACGCACCTCCAAAACTCAGACTCCCGCGCTGCGTTAGGACTCGCCTGCTCTCCGTATTTTAAGAGACCTGGCCAGTTACTATGCATGACCAATGGCGACGATTACGTTGGAGCCAAAGGCGATTCTCAAGCGTACGAACGACTTGGCTTCGTTATCACCGATTGTACTGCACAAACTAGAGACCTGATTAAGTTCTGCTCTCAAGTCTTTTACTTTCGGTACAACCATCTTTCCAGACACCCGGAGGGATTGGCGAAACTTTTCGCCAATGCGATCCTCAGTCCAACTGACGATATCTTTCGCGCAGTGCTCCTCAACGCTGAGCAGCACCCTGGTTATGGAGCCTTCCTTGAACTTTGCACGTATTGGAGGGCTGTCATCAAGAAGAAGGCCTGTGCTCTTGAAAATGACAAAGAATAAGAAAGGAAAGAAATCGGCCCGTAAACAACCCGTTAATGGCCCGAAACAACGCCCCAAGCAACAGAAAGCAAAGAAAATGCAAATGTCAGGAAGCAAGGCGATTGCTCACCGAAAACACCATAGAGACGTATGTTCTATCACCGACCCCTTTTGCCTACACGCAAGAGCGGCTCGCCGAC